AAGCGGTAGATCGGGTCGAGCTTGTCGCGGTGAAACGTGTTGAACTGGCTGAAGGCCGAGTTGACGTTCGAGGGGATCTTCTCGTACATCAACTTCTGCACGTTGTCGCCGAGCAGCGCCGTGCCGATGTCGCCGTACTTGCCGATGGGCGCCAGCACGGACTGGAAGCGGCCCTTGCCCTGCGTGTTGTGTGCAGCGCCCTGCACTTCATCCCACATCTTCGGCCATGCCTTCCACGGCACGAGGATGTCGCTCAAGTTGGCGCTTTTCCACTTGCTCATTGTGGCGCTCCTGCGGGCATCGGCATGCCTTCCATGCCCGGCGGTGTCTGCTCCATCGGTGTCTGTGGCATCGCAGCCTGCAGCCGCTGCGTGTGGTGGTCAAGCAGCGCCTTCTGCAGGTCGTTGCGCGACTTGATGACCTCGGCCTGCGCGCTGGTGTGTGCCGCGCCCGCGCGGATCTGCTCGGTTTGCAGCTTGGCCTGATCGACCTGCTGCTGCTGACCGGGCTGGCCCTGCGTCTGCTGCAGCTCGGCGAGCGCCTTGTCCCACGTGCCCTCGATGGTCGCGCTGCCCTTGAAGCTCGCGAGAATCCACTTGGCCGTCTCCCACATCGCGTTCTGGATCGGCGGCGGCAGCTGCGGGTTGGAGGCCGCGGCGGCGAGCTGGCCGAGCGCCTGCCCGGCGGCGCTGCGCTCGGACTGCATCTGGCCGTAGTCGGTGATGGCGAGCGCTTCGGGGCGCACCTGCACGCGGTACTGCGCGAAGCTGGAGCGCAGCAGCTGCAGCGCCTGCTGTGCGTACGGCGCGTCCTCGGTCTGCATGATGTTCGAGGCCGTGAGGATCTTCTGGTCGTCGTACTGCGCGACGATGATGTGCGCCTTGAGCGCCTGCAGGTCGGTGGCGAAGCGCGCGAACTCATCCTGCAGTGCCTGCACGCGCACGCTGGCGAACTTCGCCTTGATGCTCTGCTCGGTCGCCGTGGCGCCCTTCTCCGATTGCCCGCGCATGATGTCGCTCATGCCGGTGACCTGATACAGCAGCTGGATCTTCTGGTCGCGCTGCGTGACGAGGTTGGCAATCACCGTGCTGACGGTGTCGATTGGCACCCAATCAATGCAGCCCTTGATGCCGCCTTTCTCGGCGAACATCGCCCAATTGTCCACCGGGATCATCTCGGTTTCGTTGGCCTCGGTGAACATGCGCGACACGCCCACGGCGCTCTTGTCGTACACGCCCACCAGCTTGCACGCGCGCACCAGCCAGTCGATGCGCGTTTCGAGGATGTCGATGCTGTTGTAGAGGTCCTGCGCGAGGTAGAAGTCGGGGCAGGGCATGAACTGCGACGTGGTGAGGTTCGCCACGAACGGCTTCGGGCACGGCAGGAAGTCGGGCAGCTGCAGCGGGTCGTCCTTGATGTCGAGGATCTTGTCGAAGCCCTCGGCGTACCAGAACACCTTGCGCGACTCGCGGTCCCAAATCTCCCACACGTTCGAGCGCTGCCACGGGTCCTTGATGCTCACGTCGTCACTGGCCGTCTCGCGCTGGTGCTTCTGCTGGCGCGGTACGTCCTTGAACGCATCGCCGAAGCGCTTCACGCCGTCGTCCTCGGCCATCTCGGAACGGAACGCGACCCAGCGCACCTCGCGCCACGTGCGCGCAGGCGACCAGCGGAAGTCCGCCCAATTGACGTAGTCGCTCGGCACGAACTCCGCGACCTTGACCTCCTGCGAGTAGCCGGGCGCCAGCTCCAGCGGCTGGCCATCCGGCCCGGTGACGGTGAACGGCGGGTAGTCCTGCGTCTGGAACTGCGCCTCGTAGCGCACGCGCGCCACGCCCAGCCCGACGGTGAGGCGATCTTCGAGGATCTGCTGCAGGCTCTCGGCGTAGCCGTCTCCCGGCGTCTCGATGTCCTCGTTGAGCAGGCGCTCCATGATGATGCCGGCAACGCGCGCAACGTCGTCGTTGCTGTCGCTCCACTTGCGATCCACGCTGACCTGCGGCGTCTTGCCGTACAGGATCGAGCGCAGCGTCTGCACGTTGGAGGTGAACAGGTTCAGCTTGGTGATCGCGCCGCCGCCCGGCGAGTAGACGTTGGACGTGCCCTGCACGCCGATGTCGCGCTTGTCGATGAAGCGCTTGACGATCTTGTTGGCCAGCGTGTGCCAGCGTTCCTGATCCTGTGCCGCGGCCGCCAGCTCGACATTCCAGCGCTCGGCCCAGCCTTCGGGCGTATCGGGGAAGTCGGACGCCGACTTGATCGGCCCTTGGTTGACCAGTGAACCGGGCATGGCTAGATCCTCGCGAAGTGCTGACCCGCGCGCATCTTCTCACGATCCGCCCACAGGTCCTCAAGGTTGAATGAGTAGGTCATCGGCACGGCGTAGGGCAGCGCTGCCTTCGGCACGGGCTTGGCGTACTGCTGCATGACCATCGCGCCGTAGGTGAAGCCGTCCGCGCCGTGCGAGGCCCAATTGTGATCCGGCTCGGCGCTGTAGCAGCGGCGTTCCTCGTCGTACTTGAACGACCACTCGCGCAGTGCCGCGATGCCCTGTGCGCAGGCCGCCGCGTCGAAGCGGCAGGACGGCAGCACGTGGCGCGCCGCGTTAATGCGGTCCTGCAGGTTGGCCTGCGGCACCAGCTTGATGTGCTTGGCCTTCAGCACCTCTTTGGCGTCGATGAACTGCTGCACGACGCTGTGCTTGGTGGCGAACGTCTTGGCCCGCGCATCGTGCGGCAGCCACAGCGTGTCGATGGGATACGGCAGCAGGCTCAGGCGATTGATCCAGTCGCCCGCGTCGAGGCCGGTGTCCTCGTAGTAGTCGATGAGGCCGAAGCCGTCGGCCCACGTCTGCCAGAACCAGAACGCCGCGGCATCGCGGTAGCCGATGTCGCAGCTCACGTGGATCGGTCCTGCGCCAGCCTCGTACAGCGCTGGCGTGAGCTGCAGGCGCTGCTCGCGGTCGGCAGCCTCCATGTAGCGGCCGAGGATCGCGCCGACGTTGGCCGCGCTGAAGTCGCAGTAGAACTCCTGCCGGATCAGTTCCTCCGGCATGCCCTGCCGGCGTTCTTCCTCGATCTGCTCGCGCGTGACGATGTGCGTGTCGTCAATGGTGAGCGTCGAGGTGTAGCAGTCCGCGCTCGCCTTCATCGCCTCGTGCAGCGTGAAGGCGTGGTTATAACCGCGCGGCGTGGTGATGAACGCAGCCCAGCCATCGTTCTCCACGATGATCGGGCGCATCAGGTCCCACGCGCGCGGGTGCGTGACCGCGTACTCGCTGAACACGATGCCGACCGGGTTGGCGCCAATCAGCGCGTCGAAGTTGTCCGCGCCCACCAGCTGCACCACGCTGCCGTTGCGCAGCATGATCTTCATTTCAGTTTCGTTGGTGGTCTTGCGCAGCTCGGGCGGGAACGTCACGTCGATGAGCCGCTTGCCGTCCTTGGTGATGTTGTCCCACACGACCTTGCGCGCCTGCTTGTGCGTCGGCAGGCAGTGCCAGTACAGGCCGACGCGATGGTGCGCCTTGCGGCAGATGACGTTGAGCAGCGTGCGGTCCTTGCCGCTGCGTCGGTGCCAGATGAGAGAAGCGCGCTTGCCGCCCTTGTCGAAATACGAGACGACCGGCTTCTGGTAATCGCGGTACTTCATGCCGCCGACGATTACCCGCCGCGTCTCAGTCATCGACCTTCTCGAACACAACGGAGACGGGGCCGCCGTCCTTGCCGGTCAGCTCGGTCGCTGCAAGATCAGGCAACACCTTGCGCAGCAGGCCCAGCCCTGCGGTGACCTGATGCGGCTCGGCTTCAACCTCGCCCGCCGCAATCTTTTCCAGCCTGTCGATCAGCATTCCACCGCGAATTCGTTCGCGGGTGACAGGCGAGACGCGGTACTTCGTACCGACTGGCCTGCCACGCTTCGCATAACCCTTTGATGGTCGGGGCATCGGGAATTAACCTTTCACCGGCAACACCGGCCTCACCTGCGGCTGCAGTCCGCGCCGTCTGTTGACGTTATAACCACTGGCGTTCTCGTCGGCTTCCTCGCCGCCTTCTGCGCCGCCTTCCTTTTCGCCTTCCTCGTCCGCTTCCCCACCGTGTTCCTCCGCTTCGCTGCTGCCGGGGCAGTCGGC